CAGGAGTTTAGTAATGGCGATTAATCGATCACAACTAGCAAAAGAGCTAGAACCAGGGCTAAATGCTTTGTTTGGAATGGAGTATGACCGCTATGAAAACGAACATGCTGAAATCTTTGAAACCGAGTCTTCGGACAGAGCTTTTGAAGAAGAAACATTAATCGTTGGTTTCGGGAATGCTAAAGTAAAAGCTGAAGGAAATGCAGTTGAATTTGATTCAGCTTCTGAAGGCTTTACTTCTAGGTATTCACACGAGACTATTGCGTTAGCTTTCGCTCTTACTGAAGAAGCAATTGAAGACAATCTTTATGACAGACTTGGTGCTAGATACACCAAAGCGTTAGCAAGATCTATGGCTCATACTAAGCAAGTAAAAGCAGCTGCTGTTTTGAACAATGCTTTCTCATCCAGTTTTACTGGTGGAGACGGTGTTGCTCTAGTAAGTACAGCCCACCCATTAGCTGGTGGCGGTACTTTAAGCAACAGGCCTAGCACTTACTCTGACTTAAATGAGACTTCATTAGAAGATGCGTTGATTTCTGTATCAACTTTTACCGATGATAAAAGCATGATTCTTGCCCTACAAGGCAGGAAGCTAATCATTCCACCACAATTACAATTTGTGGCGGATAGACTGCTTCAAACACCGGGCAGAGTTAATACGTCTGACAACGACATCAATGCTATTAAGAATATGGGCATGGTTCCAGAAGGTTATTCAGTTAACCATTTCTTAACAGATAATGATGCGTGGTTCTTATTAACAGATTGTCCTGATGGATTTAAACACTTCGAGAGATCTCCTCTTTCAACTTCTATGGAAGGTGACTTTGATACTGGCAACGTCAGATTCAAAGCAAGAGAAAGATACTCATTTGGATTCTCGAATCCAAGGGCAGTGTTTGCATCTCAAGGGGCGTAAGTTCTTTAAAAGGAAAGGGAGCTTCGGCTCCCTTTTTTTTGTTTCATTTTTAAGAACATCTGTTATACAATCAAAGAGACTAGGATAATTATTTTGTTCTATCGACTGACCTAGCAGACAAGCCAAGACGATAGAATCTATTTCCAAAGGAGGAAATTATGGCAAATTCAACATTCAGCGGACCGGTCAGGTCTGAAAATGGTTTTAAAGTAATATCAACAAATAGCACTACTGGTGCAGAAACTGATGTTGTAAACATTGCATCTACAGGTATTGTTACCAATAAATTTCAGAAGCACGTAGGTTTTGCAACTGGTGTGACAGTTAACACAACAGCCGGGGACTCTCCTGCTATTGTTCAATTTACTCAACCAGCAAACACAATTATTACTGATATCAAAATATTTTGTGCTACCTCTCCAGTTATTGGAACAGGTGACAAAGGTTATGAGGTCGGTACTTCAAGTTCAGGTGCACAAATTGTTGCTGCTCAAACAGATGAAATTCTTGATGGGGGAACTACTGTAGTAGTTGGTAATGTGACTACAACTTCTTTAGTTTTACAAACACAAGACGCAACTACAGCTCCAGCTTCTGTTCAGTATACATCTGCTGAAAGAACTATTTACTGTAACATTACTAATACAGTAGATGCTACAACTGCTGGTTCATTTACGTTCATTATTGAATATACGCAAATAGCGTAAGGGGTAAATTATGACAGGTAGAATGACAGGCTCAGATGTCCAGGGTAAGTTTCTTACTGCGGACACTCAGGCTTTAGATGCCGATGGAATATCAGCAGCAGCAGCTGTAGGCAATAACGCAGCACTCACAATAGGTGGTGCGTTGGCTTCTGGCGGTTCTTGTACCTTTGATTCAGGAAGAGTAGTGACTATTCTTTCTGCTGGAGATGACTCAACAAAGTCATTTACTGTTACTGGCACAGATGTTAACGGTGATGCTCAAACAGAATCCATAACGGGTGCTAATGCTGGAACTGCTACTGGAAGTAAATACTTTAAAACAGTAACTGGAATATCAGCAGTCGGTAACCCGGCTGGAAACGTATCAGCAGGAATTAATAATTCAGCTGCAGACGTTGTTTTTGCAGGAAGAGCTAGATTGCAAGGTTTAAACTTAGTTTGTTCTGGAAATGCTGGAAACATTGATTTCTTAACAACATCTCCAATAGGAACTAGTTTGTTTAAACTTGGATCTGTAGGTTCGGCTACAACAACTAGAGATATAACCATCCCTGACAATGGATTGTTATTTACTGATGGTATTTATATTCAGTATACGCAAAGCACCTTCGGTACTATGACAGCTTTTTATGCATAATGCCTACTCGTCAAAAACCAATAAGGCGAACAACAAAAGGTAAAAAGGCTAATTACCGCCCCACGAAGAGTGGGGCTGGTATGACTAAAAAGGGTGTTGCTGCTCATCGTAGAGCAAATCCAGGATCTAAACTTAAAACAGCAGTAACAGGAAAAGTTAAGAAAGGCAGTAAAGCAGCTAAAAGACGTAAGTCTTATTGTGCTAGATCAGCCGGACAGATGAAGAAGTTTCCTAAAGCAGCTAAGAACCCTAACTCAAGATTACGTCAAGCACGTAAAAGGTGGAAATGTTAAATGACTAATTCAAGCACAAAGAAAAAAGTTAAGAAAGTAATAAAAGGTTTAAAGAAAGCCAGTAAGACTCATGCTAAACAGGCTAAGACGCTTGAAGCTGTTGGCTTTAAAAAAGGCGGATCTGCAAAAAGTGGCGGAAAAATTTGCCCATCAGGTAAGGCTTGGGCTAAAAGAACCTTTGATACATATCCTTCTGCATATGCAAATATGGCAGCGTCAAAGTATTGCAAAGATCCAAACTATGCAAAAAAGTCTAAAGCAAAGAAAATGAAAAGAGGTGGTCTTGTTAACATAAAAGGCCAAGGCATTGTAATGAGAGAAAGACTTAGGTAATGGGACAGCTTAAGGAGTGGAGAGAACAAAACTGGGTTAGGATTGGTACAGACGGTTCTATTAAAGAACCATGTGGTACTAGCAAAGATAAAAAGAATCCAGATCGTTGTCTGCCTAAAGCTAAAGCAAATAGCTTATCAAAATCAGAAAGAGCTGATACAGCTCGTAAAAAGAAAGCAGCCGGGCGAAAAGGTAAGACTGTTGTTGCTAATACAAAGAAAGCTAAAGTTAAATTAAAAAAAGGTGGAGAGGTAAGAAGAATTGCTAGAGGATGTGGTAGAGTTATGTCCGATAGAAGAAAAAGAACCAAATATTCTTAGGAGTAAATATGTATAAAAAAACGAAAGGCTACAGTAGTGGCGGAAAAATGAAGTCCAAAGGCATGGCTATGGGTGGCATGATGAAATCCAAAGGCATGAAAAAGGGCGGAATGATGAAGTCTAAGGGCTACAAGAAAGGTGGCATGATGAAGTCTAAAGGTATGAAAATGGGTGGAATGATGAAATCCAAAGGATACAAGAAAGGCGGAATGATGAAATCTAAAGGTTATAAGAAAGGGGGGAAGGTAAAATAAAGTGGCATACTTGCAAAGTAATATCCCACATTTTAAATGTTGGGTTAGGAGAGAGTACACGCACAACCACGAAAAATATCACGGAGAATTCTTACATGCTATGGCAGTTGCAGTTACGACAATGCCATGTCGTTGTTTAAGTTTTCAACTGATATTTACAGGCATAGAAGCTGAAGGAGAAGAAGAAGATACAGTACACGGTGGAGCAATGTGGGCAAGAATGCCTATCACTGCTTTAGTAGGTGATACTCCTTTTGAAGAATGGCCTGAACCGATGGCAGTTCATGATGCTCAACCTTGGGATTGTTCATCTCATAATCACGCTGTTTACATTATAGACCGAGCGACACCTTGTCCTTGGATGGCAAAGATAGATGGTAACTTTTATCCAGCTAAGTATTTGTTTACTGTTGATTATGCAGAGAACGAAATAGCTGATGATCCAGCTCAACACAAACAAAGCCATGTTATGGAGTTGTTAGATGCTGGACCCTGGACAGGTAACATAGTTGCACTACCAAACAACCGTGTCAGGGTTACACACCCGGCTTGGTTTGAAACAGGTACAGGTGCACCTGATTTTAAACCATCTGCTCATATACATTATTCAAAGTCTGATTTAGACTACACATTGGACATAAACAGAATTTTTGATAATCTATATGCAGAGGATGAATAATGGCAACATCTAGTAGTACAGATTTTGAACCTAATGTAGCTGAGTTTGTAGAAGAAGCATTTGAAAGATGTGGTCTTGAACTTAGAACTGGTTACGATCTAAAAACAGCAAAGAGATCTATAAACCTTATGTTAGCAGAATGGGCTAACAGAGGTTTAAATCAATGGACTATAGAACAAGCAACTCAAACTGTTACCGAAGGACAAACTGATTACACACTAAACGCTAATATAGTTGATGTATTAGATTGTTCTATAAGAAGAAACACAAGTGGAACTGATTTAGATTTACAAATGTCTAGGATCAGTAGAAGTGAGTATTTAAACATTCCCACTAAATCAACTAAATCTAGGCCATCTCAGTTCTTTCTTGATAAGTTAAATACACCTGTATTAAAAATATGGCCAGCTCCAGAGAACAGCACAGATGTATTAGTGTTTAATAAAATTGTAAGGATGGATGATGCTGACAAACCAACTAATACTATGGATATGCCTTTTAGATTTTATCCTTGTTTTGCAGCCGGGCTTGCATACTATATAGCGATTAAGAAAGCCCCGGAAAGAGTGGTAATGTTAAAACAAATGTATGAAGAAGAGTTTGAAAGGGCTTTAAGCCAAGACGAAGATAGATCTTCTTTTAGGATTGCTCCATATAGCACCAGGCAGTAATTATGACATATGCACTTGGTAAATATGCAAAAGCCATTTGCGACAGATGTGGCTTTGAATATAAGCTAAATCAACTAAAAGAGGAATGGAATGGACTGAAAACTTGTCCTTCATGTTTTGAACCAAAGCATCCTCAATTAGAACCATTACCTCATGTAATAGATCCTGAAGCTTTATACAAACCTAGACCTAGCCAAGATTTAGGTGTGGGTGAGGGATTTGTTGTTGTTGTTTATACTGATATTACTAAAGGCAACTCTATGGATCCAAATATTATTGGATCAAATTTTACTGTAGATGAAATGACAGGCTCAGTTGGGGAGGTTACAATCACATTATGACATTAACTGAATTAAAAACACTCATACAAAACTACATAGAAAACGATGAGACAACTTTCGTTAATACGTTAAACGATATGATTATTAACACTGAGGAAAGAATTGCAGAGTTAATTGAATTTGACTATTTTAGAAAAAATGTAACAGGTTCCTTAACAGCTGGTAATACCTATCTTACAGCTCCTACTGATTTTAAACTTAGCTTTTCTTTGGCTGTAATAGACAGCAGTAACGATTACCACTACTTAGATAAGAAACATACTAGCTTTATGCGTGAATATTCTAATGATGCGGTGGACACTTCAGAAAGAGGCAGACCTTTGTATTATGCAGACTTTGATAAAGACTTATCTACTGCAAGCAATAATGGTTCTACTTTAATAGTTTCACCTGTTCCAGATCAAACCTATTCTGTTGAGTTGCATTATCTGTACAAACCAACAAGTTTAACTTCACAAACAACCGGAACATGGATGTCTAACAATGCTCGTAACGCATTACTTTATGGATCTTTGATAGAAGCTTCTACGTTTATGAAAGGTGAACCAGAAATTCAAGTGTTATATGAAACAAGATTTGGTCAGGAAATTCAAAGATTAAAAAATATGGCTGAAGCCAGAGGAAGAAGAGACGAATATAGATACGATTCCCTTAGAACTAACATCACATAGAGAGAGAGAAAAATGGAGAGAATTGAAAGCTTAGAAGGCAAAAGCGTTGCTATTGTAGGCCTAGGTAAAAGTTGGCACGATTACAATCTAGCTAAATCACACGGAGCACACTTTGATGAAGTATGGGCTATTAACGGAGTTGGATCTGTTATTTACCATGATAGAGTATTTATGATGGATCCTCCCGGTAGGTTTTTAGATACAGACGATGCTGGTGGACAAACAGATGGTGTAACACAAATATTGTTAAATGGCGAAACTCCTATCTACACATGCATGCTAGATGATAGATGTAGAAATCTAGTTGAGTATCCAATTAATGAAATATTAGAAGAATTTAACTGTTGTTATATAAATAATACTGTTGCTTATGCAATCGCTTTTGCACTGTGGAATAAAGTATCAACATTAAAACTATTTGGAATAGACTTTAGTTATAAAGGTAATTTGCATTTTGCAGAATCTGGCAGAGCATGTTGCGAGTTTTGGCTATCTAAAGCTATGCACTTGGGCGTTGAAGTTGAAGTTGCAAAAACAAGTGCATTACTTGATACAGATGTAATAGCAGAAGAAAAACTATACGGATACCATAGACTCCAGGATCCTTTAGTAATAATGTCAAATGGTGAAGGCTTTATGACCTCTATGAAAAGAAGCGAAGCCATAGCAATGCAAGAACAAGAACAAGAGAGAGAACCTATTTTAATTGATAGAAACGACAATCACTTAGAGCCAAAAATTGGCGAACCAAAAAAATGGTAGATGAATTAACTCCCACAGCAATTCCTAGTTTAGGCGTAATAGAAACTAAAACATCTAACTTTGGTGGCCATCCTCCAGAGTTTTGGGCAGAACGTTTGACTGAAAAAATAGTTGGTAGTTCTGAAGAATTAGAGCCACACATAAAAGCACAAGCAAAAGCCTATGAAGAACAGATAAAACAAGTCTGTTTGATTTACATAAAAAATGCTATAAAATCCTATAAAGCTACTTTAATTCAAGAGTTGTTAAAAGCTGGTGAAGAAGAAGTGGCTAAAATTGTAAAAAGGATATAAATATGGCTATCACATCAACATTAACAACTAGTTTCAAAAAAGAGCTTCTAGAGGCTGTTCATAACTTCTCTGCTTCTGGTGGCAACTCTTTTAAACTAGCTTTATATACAAGTTCAGCTACTTTAGGTGCAGCAACAACTGCATTTACAACAACCGGGCAAGCAAGTGGAACTAACTATACTTCAGGCGGAGCTGCTTTAACTAATATAGCACCAACAACTGGAGGCACAACAGGTTTTACAGATTTTTCTGACTTAACGTTTGGTACAGCTACTGTAACTGCTAGAGGTTGTATGATCTATAACGACACAAATAGTGATAAATCTGTTGCCACAATAGATTTCGGTGGCGATAAAACATCAACGGCTGGAGACTTTACAGTAGTTTTCCCTGCAGCAGCAGCAAGTACGGCTATTATAAGAATAGCTTAGTAGCCTATGGCTAACATTACAGGTTGGGGTCGCGGAACCTGGGGTGAGGGTACTTGGGGAGAACCTATACCCGTTACTCTTACAGCACCAAGTGCAGCTACCAGCGCGGTTGGTTCTTTAACCGTTGTTGCAAAAGCTAATGTTACTCCTGCTTCACAAGTAGGAACTTCTGCTTTAGGTACAGTTTCTATTGATGCAGAAGCAAACGTAACCCTAACAGGCCAATCAGGTACGAGCGCGTTGGGATCTGTAACAACAGATGCCGAAGCTAATGTCACACCATCAGGTCAATCTTCTACAAGTGCTTTAGGCACACCATCCATAGATGCAGAAGCTAATGTAACGCCTACTGGTCAAGTTGGAACAACAGGAGCTCCTCAAGCTGGAGTAAATGCTCAAGCAATAGCAAGCGTACCTGGTGTCGTAGGTAGTGTAGGAAGTTTATCAGTTGATGTAGATGGTGAGGCAAATGTTTCTGTATCTGGCGTTAGTGCAACAGGATCTGTTGGCTCTGTAACAGTACATCACAATGCAAGATTTGATATTAATGGTGTTTCTGCAACAGGGTCTGTAGGGTCTGTAACAGTTGTAGCCAAAGCAACAGCTACTCTAACAGGTTTATCTGCTACTGGAGAGCTAACAAACCCTTTTGTTTGGAGCTTAATAGATGAGAGTCAAACCCCTAATTATAGTAATGTTGACGATAGCCAAACCCCTAACTGGGAAGATGTTGCTTAACTATGCAGAAG